CTCGAGCAGCGCCTTTTCAAGCGCGCCCATCGGCGAATCCGCCACCGAGTAGCCGCCGATCGAGCCCGACCCGACGCCGATGGCCGCGCGCTTCTCCCATTCCGCCACGTCCGCAGGCGCCAGCGAGCGCAGTGCATGCTTCGGCAGACGCATCGAGATCGTCTTGCTACCGATGTTGATGCCGCAGCGCTTCGCCGCATCCCGGTGCTCGTCCCTGACTTCAGCTTCTTCGGCGCCGTGCAGCAGCCAGCCGCGGAGCGCCATTTCCTGATCCTTGCCGGACGCGTGCTGCACCGGAGCGCCGCCACGATGCGCGGGCTGAGACGGAGCCGAGCGCCGACCGGCCGACTGGTCCGCCTCGTCAGCCGTGACGGTCGCCTTGTTCAGCCGAACTTCGCGGTCGATGCTGGCCTGAATCGTCTCCGACCGTGCCATCAGTTCATCGAACTTGGCATTGTCGTCGCCGCGCCATTCGCCGTTCTGATCGTTGTAGACGCGATCGCGGATGATGGTCGCCGCAGCAACCGCCGCCTTTTTGTCTTCGAGAAGCTTGTTGATGTCCATTGTCCGATTCCTCTGTTGTCGTGCGAGGAACCGGGAATCTGCGACACATGGCACAGGCGCGGTCCACAACGCACGAACTCAAGTTGTTGAGTCCGAGTGTTTGATGTGGGATCGCGCCGAACGTCGCCGGCGGGAACCGTGTTATCGCGTCATCGGGCTAGCGAACGCCGCCGCCTGCGCTGATGCCGCTCACTGTGTTCGTCTACTTACCGATATACCAAATCAGCGCGCGAGACGCAAGCGTGTTTCATACCAGTCGCGCGAGCGGACGGGATTCGCCTTCTGGAAGGCATCCAGCGACCGCAGCGCCTCGGCCACGTTGCGCGCGTCCACCTGCGTGGCTTCATACGCCGGCCAACTGACGACCGAGACCTCAGACAGTTCCATGTCGCGGACAGTCCGGATCGGCGTGCGGCCTTCGTAGTCCCATTCGTCCACCAGCACACGGAACCCGAACGACATCCCGCTGATGTCCCCACGAGCCACCGACCGCAGCACGTCTCGCGCGTAGCTCACCTCAGGATCAGGCTCGATCACCGCCCTCAGCCCGCGCCGCTCTTTCTTCAGCGTCAGCGTGCCGGCCCGCGTGCGCCCGAGCACCTTGCCGCTATCGTGGTCAAACAGCGCCCGCACGTCTGACCCTTCATTGATCGCACGGTCGACCGCTTCCGGCGCGATCTGTTCGCGGAACCCGCCCAGGTCCACCGAGAGCGAATTAAACACAATCGCGAATCCGTCGAGCCGCTTGCCGTCCAGGCTCCCGACCTGCGCCTCACGATACGCTCGTCTAATCAGATCAGTGCCCATACCGTTCACCCTCTGCCATCAAGGCATCCGCGACATCGTGCGCCCGTTCGGTTTCCCAGCGCTTGAAGACCAGCGCCAGATTCGCCGCGAGTTCATCCGCATCCGTTGCATCTGACGCCCGCCGCAGATCCGCATCCGACCGTTCGATGTGTTCTCTGACGATACGCTCGAGCGCCACATCAGCCGCGACGCCGACCGAAGCCGCCCACGCGGCCACCACCGGACGCAGCACCGCGCGGCATGTCTCCGCGTGCAGCGGATAGAACCCGTCTCGCCAGGCGCGCAACTTCTCGACCGACGCCTGAGCTTTCCGCGCGCGGTCCATCTCACGCGCCAACAGCCGCTCGAATGCGTCCACCAGCAGCCCACGCTGCGCCAGCGCCAGCGCCTTGAGACGATCCCCTCGCATCACCATCACCGCCTCAACCTTCGCGCGCTCCGACTGCTCGCTGCTGAGCGCACGCACGCCGTCGAGCGCCTGCGTTTCAGCAATCAGCCGCTTCGACTCGGCTTCCGCGTGTGCCTGCGCCAACCGCTCCGCGGCCGCGCGCTGTTCCGCGAGTTGCAGCCGGAGTTCTTCGGCGACCGCATGATACCGCTTCGCTGCTTCGATGTGCTCGTTGCGCTCAGCCGTCAGTGCGAGCAGATCCGCGCCGGCCTGGTCTGCAATCTTCTGTGCCGCGTCGGCCGCGTGCTTCGCGTCGTCCCGCTCACGCTCCGCGACGCTGAGCATAACTTCTATGTCGCTCTTGCCTTCGCGCGTCGTCTCAATCTCACGCTGGAGGGATTCGCGCTCCGTCTGCCACTGTTGCTCGAGCGCCCGTGCATCTGCGACTTTCGCGACAGCCGCCGTCAATGCCTGCGTCTGCTCCGCAATCCGCGATTCAACAGCCGTAATCGCTGAGTTCAGTTCCTCATCATCATCTTCTTCGCTCACGCCATCATCAGGCTTCGGCGCCGGCTTCGGCTGCTGCGCGGCAATGACCGCCTCGGCATACTCGCTGACCTTCGAGAGCGGCATCAAATTGTTGACCTGAACGAACGACTGATCGCCGCCGTCGAGAGGGTCAAGGTTCTCGTAGCCCCTGACTTCGTTGATGGTAATCGCGCCGATGTTAAACAGCGACGTATAGAACGACGCACGCGCGGCAGAATCGCCGCGGAGGAACCCTTCGACCGAATGCTCGATAAACTGCTGCGACCGCTCAAGCCGAGAAATCAGCTTGCGCGAGAGTTCCTGTTCCCAGAGCACCAGCCACGGACGAATCGCCGAGACGTAATACTCGGTATTCTGCTGCTCAACATTGGAGAATGTCGCATCAGCCAGATCCGCCAGCTTGTGCGGCGGCACCTTGAACCACCGCGCGACTTCCCGAATCTGGAACGTGCGCGTCTCAAGAAATTGCGCGTTGTCCGGCTCGACGCCAGTCTCGACATACTTCGCGCCGTTGTAGAGCGCCAGCAACTTATGCGCTCGCTCGACGCCCTGGTGCCGGCGCTCCAGTTGCTCGCGATAGTTCTGATCGCTCATCTCCGGTGGCTTCGGCCCAGGGAACGCAATCACGCCGCCGAACGTCGCGCCATTGCCGAAGAACGTCGCGCCGAACTTCTCCGCGGCCAGGGCCAACCCAATCGACTCGCGCGCTCGCTCCACAATCGACGCGCCGACCGTTCCGTCATGCGACCGGCCAACCAGGTGGATCATGTCGCTTGCCGGAATCGTGGACGTGGTGCCGTTGTCGTGATGGTAGATATACTGCACATCACCCGCACGGTTCCGCTCCACGCGCACACGCTCAGGACAGAGCGGCCACAGGGACATCGGGCGGCCGACGCGATCACGCTCAATCTCGCTGTAGCCGTTGCCCCAGATCATCACGTGCGTCTGTAGCGTGCGCCGCCAGACCATCGTGCCCATTTCCGGGTTCGGCTCATCGTGCAGCAGCCGATACAACGGATGGTCCTCGAAGCGATCCTTGCCGCCGTTCTTCAGACGTTTGTAGAGCATCAACGGCAGCGACGACACGTCATCCGAGACGAGCCCAACCGCAGCCGACACCGCACTGAAGTTCTGGATATTATGCTCGTTGACCGCGACCCCGGCCGACGACGACCCGCTCCCACCGAAATAGCGCGCGAGTTCCGGCGACCGACTCGTCAGCGGCCCGACCGTATAGGCGCGCACCGCATCGGCAACGCGCGACAGAAGAGACGGCTTCGGCGCCGTGCGCACACGGGTGACTTCAGTTCGCGGCATCAGTTACACCCATTCAAAGGCGACTCCAGACGACTGCAACATACCAGCGGCCACCGCATCCGTGCGCGCTTCCCATGACAGAACCGCCGCCATAGCCAGGTCTATTTTATGCGGAGAATCCGGTCTTTCCTTGCGAATTAACCACAGCGGCCTGCCTTGTTCGTCCCGCTGCCCCTTGAGTTCATCGCGCCGCGCGTTCGCCAGATGCCGCAGCAGCCGTGCATCCGCATCATGCGAGAGCGACCCCTCGAGGATCGCCGTCGAGAAGTTCTCGAGCGCGGCCTTCATGGGATTGCGCCGATTCGTCCACCAGTCGATCACGCGGTCCTCGCCGTAGAGCCCGCGCCACTTCGCAATCCACGACTGCCAATAAGGCGGGTCAGCGTAGAGCCGCCACACGTCATAGCGCGAGAAGCACTCACGGACGACCGCATCAACTTCTTCCGTCGGCGCCTGCCACGTAGGCCGACCGTCGCGCCCATCGTGCCCAGGCGGGCATTCCCAGAGCCCGACGACCCACTGATAGCCCGTCTTGACTTCGGTCGCTACGAGGCCCGTGGCGTCGTGCGAGACGGCGCCGTCGAATCCCAGCGTAATCAGCGACTGCGGCAGCACGTCTCGAGCCTCGGCGAGTTTCTGCCAGCGCTGCGTATCGAACGCCTGCGATGCGCCCTTGACGAGCCGATTGCACCACACGCGCTCCCAATACGCGCGGTCGGTCGTCGGGTCAGACCAGATGCCAACAATGCCGTCGATGTCGCGCCACGCGGCCGCAGGGCCAGACGCCTCAATAATCGCGGCTCGTGCGCCCTCACGTGTCGTCAAATCGTGCTCGTCGCCGGCCTGCCGATGGTAATAGAACAACGACGAATCTGGCACGGTGCCGGCTTCGACTGCCCGCGCGTAGTCCATCGTAGATTCCGCAATCGAGCCCGAGCCGGGCTCCGGTGCCGTCGTAATCTCCAGCACCCACGGTTCAGCGATCTTGCGCTTGGCGAGGTTGTTCAGCATCGTCTGATGCGCCTGCTTCAGCCGCGGCAGCGTCCACCAGTGCGTTTCGTCGGCCACCGCGAACGTCGTGCGCGCACCGTCTCGAGCGCTTGGACTGGTCGCCAGCGACACCGCCTTGCCGTCGCCAGAACGCCGCATGATGCGTTCGATACCGATGTCGAAATCGCCGGCAATGGGCGATTCTTCGAGGATCGCGCGTAGCGCCCCGTAGGCGAGTTCATCCGATTGCTCTTCGGTGTAGGCGACGAGTGGGATATACGGGTCAGTCACCGGCCCGCCGATGGGCTCATCGTCTGCCGTCCATCCGACCGTGCGCACCGGTGCCGCGTGGTGCAATTCAGCCGCGGCAATCCACGCCGCCATTTCCGTTTTCGCGGTGCCCTTGGGCAGCGAGATGCCCACCCGCTTAAACCGACGCCGGCCCTCTAGCGTATGCCCCTTCGGATATACCTCATACATACGATAGATGAGCGCCCGCTTATCGTCGTCGAGCACGGCTTTCTGCCCGCGGAGGTCGCCAGGCCCGAACACGAGATGATCTTCGATCCAGTCGCAGACCTGTCCGCCCAAAGTCGGGTAGAAGGCACGATCGACCGGAACCGTTAGAATCATTCGATATAGTCGTCGTAGATCCGAATTTCGATGTCGCCTGCGACCGCGGCGACACCCTCAGCCACGATGGGACAATACATGAGAAACGTATCAGTAATCCGATTCACAACCACTGGACACTTAGGGTCGATAGACAGCAGTGCATCTAGATTCTCGATCTCCTGACTGCGTGCGAGCCGACAATACTCAAAAGAGCTCGCCTTTGTGATAAACACACGCGCCATCACTTCACCGCCATCAGCAGCGCCCGCGGATCACCCGACGCCCGAGGCCGCGAGAGCATCGGCGTCTGCCGACCGCCAACCGCCACCTGAGCCGGCGCCGCCTGCACGCGCTTGAGATCCGACAAGTCCAACTGTTTCACCAGCAACTGAAAGCGGCCCATCGCGCTCAGCCTATCCCGTAGATGCTCAGCCGTGGAAGCGGCCACCCGCGCCGCCTCAGCCATCGTCAGCACCTCGAGTTCAGTCTCCGTCAAGTGATACGCCGCCCGCACGTTCTCAGCCCAATTCGAGCCTTCTGCCGGCATCTCAATCGTCCTTGCCGCCACCAGTGGTCCCGCTGGCCCAGCCTTGCGCGGCTTCTGCACCTTTCCCGTCTGCACCCAGCGGGTAATGGTCGAACGGTCCACACCCAGCCGCTTCGCCGCGATCGTCAGGTCAGGCGCGGCGTCAATCACCGCCTGGACATCGCCCAGCGCCCGCAACTTGTGAGTGCCCTTCGTTCGCACCTTTCGCCCCCCCCTATGCAGATTCTATGCAAATACGAAAATCAGAG